TGCGCCGCCGCCTGTAACTAGCGATCCGATTGTACGTCCAACTGCTGTACCAATACCAGTATTTTCTGGTGTTTGGATTGCGTTATCGTATTGTATTTCTAGTGTAACTGTTACAGGTTCATTGTTTTGATATGCTAGTGTATTGTAGTTAGCATTTGTAACAAAACAACCGTAAAGTTCAAAAGTTTCTAAGACGTTTGGTGTATTAGCACCGTTACCACCGTCGAGTATTTCAATACGTGTAACAAACTTATAGTCTTGACCACTTGCCGCACTTGATTGTTCAAAGAAGTCGAACTGTTTCTGTAACTGTTCGCCAACTAGTTTTTGTACAGCACCGTTTACATCTTCACGTAAGTTCAATGTAATTGGAGACCAAGTGTGTTTACCTGCTAGGTATGCTTTTGAGTTGTACGCATGGATTTCCATTGGTTCAAAAGCAACAGTTGGTCGAGTTACGTCAATTACTTGTTTAGTAAGTTCCGTAGTCGGTGTTGAAACGCCAAAGTTTTCCAACGACACCCTAAAGCGGTATTGGAGTTTTGGCATCAACAAACCTTGGTTACTAGCAGAGTCTCCGCTAGCCAAAGGCACAGTAATTTTTGATAGTGTTGATATTGCCATTTAACTTGCTCCTAATTCATAAGTATTTATCATATTATAGCTCTGCTATTTCTCCGGTATTTTTCAATCTCAATGGAATGTAAATAAATTCGATTGCTTTTACTGGCTCGATAGCAATATCTAAGTACAATTCATTTCTATCAATTCTAGCCGGTGTATTGTTCGATTCGTCACAAACAACAATGAAGTCGTATAGTGCTCTTTGACCTACTAGCTCAAGTAATAAACTTTCTGTTTGTTGTTTAATTTCGTCTCTAGTAATCTTATCGTTTGGTTCAAAGATATAAGGCTTTGCTAGTCTGTTTAATTGATTACGTAAGTAAATCACTAAACGTGCAATGTTAATTCTATCTAGAGAACTTGTACCTCTTGCACGAGTTTTCTGTCCAAAGTTAACAAGTCCTGCACCTGTAATAAACGTAATTGGGTTAACTGAGTTGCTGTATAGCGTATCGCGTTGACCTTCGTTTAGTGCTACACTTACAAATTCGCCTTCGCTGTTAATGTAACCTGTTGCTGTTGCGTTTGTTACTCCACCACGTCTTGTACCTGCTGGCGCAAACCATGGATAGCTAACTTGGTCGCTTAGTGCAATAGTGCGTAGCATCATGTGGCTTGGTGGAACTACAACGTTGTTACCAAAGTTGTCGCTTGTAAAGCCCCATGGATAAAATACACCTAAGTAATCGTCACTTGATACTAGTCCTAGATCACCATCTTCTGACGCTACATTAACATTGGATGCCCATTCATTTAAAGAAGTAGCATTTGGAAGCAATCTTGCAGGTGTATCACCTACAACAAAGCCTGTTAAGCCTCTATCATAGTTAAGTGAAATCATTTCACCGATTAGTTCTGGATAACCTGGTGCGGAAATCAAGTTAAAGATACGTGATTCGTCATCTCTAATCTCGTCGTTGTCGTTGATAACTGACTGCATAGACTGTAGTACAACTTTACGCTGTGCCTTACGTCCAAAGCTACCTGAACCGTCTGCTTGGTTTCCTGATTCTGTAACCCAACGATGTGGATAATACTCGCTTCCTGGAGTATTCATTGGTTCGTCATTATAACGACCGTTTTTATCATTTGGATTAAGGTAATCACGCACAAATTTCTTAACGTTAAATCCGCTACGTCTTAGATTCCAAAGCAACATACCTCTTGGATACAATGCTGGATCTGGAGCATCTGGATCAAGGTAATCGCTTTCTAGTAAGTCTGCAATGTCACCTGCTGTATCACTATTATTACCTGTTGTATTATAACGTGCATCTGCAAAGATAATTCCGTTTTCTGTAGTTTGATCTGAACTATCAACTAGCTCCCAACGATCTAGTACTTTTTTATAACGGTAAAGTGTTGGATAGTTTTCTAAGTCTGCTGTATCAATCCATAGATCACCTTCGACTAAAGCAGTTCCGTCACTTTGTTTTGTTGGTTTCTGTGCAGAAACAATTGGTCCTGCTGGATCTGTTTTCTCACCTGCCGCTACATTGTAGAAAGGTGAAGTAACATGTTGATATCCTACCCAACTATTACCGTTGTGTACCATAATATCAACTTCATCAATAATAGAACTGTACCATAAAGCACCGTCTTCTGTTAGTGATGTAGGCTCATCGTTACTTGGTGTGTAGGATAATGGCTTCCAGTTACTACCTTGGTATGCTAGTGTTGGACTGGAGCCGTCTGTACCTGCTTGGTAATAAACATTTGCAGTTGTTGTGCTTGCACTTCCGTATGGTACAAAACCAAATACATCTGTTAATGTATCTGTAGCACCGTTTGTAAACTTAATGTCGCCGCCATTAGTATGCTTAATTAATACACGATTTTGTGTATCCACTTCTGCGGAAACGTTTGGAACGCCTGCATTAGTAATTGCACTTGCAATAGCAATAGCGTCTGCTGTAGCATCACCTGCAATAACGATTTCAACATCGCCTGCTAATTGTGCAGAAAATGCATCTGAGCCTGGCTCTGTAGACTGAATAAACACATTATAAGTTCCTGTTGGAACAGATGTTGTAATTTCTTGTGTTCTAGCAATAGTAGGTCCTACTGCATCTCTACGCTGAATTGTAAATGTTGCTAATGGTAGTGTATCGGCAGCAACGTTGCTAGTAATGTAAATATCACCTATTGCAAGGTTTGAGCCGTTTCCAACTCTATCTAGTGCATTAAGTGCTTCTGCATTGCTTGAATATATTGGTGCTTCAAGTGTTTCCCATAAATTTGTTTCATCATTCCATGCTTTAACTCTCCAACGAGCACCTGCATTTGGTGATGTTGTTTTGATCCATACAGAACCAGTTGGTCTGTTTTCTGCATCTGTTAACTTAAACTGAGGAACGGCAGTGTGCTTGCTAATTTGTAGTGCAGGTGGATAATATGTACCTGCATCAATTCCTAATGCTGTTAATGCACTAGTATCGCCGCCTTGTCCTGCCGCAATAGTAACTGTTCCTGTTAAAGTTGAATCTGGGCCGCTTGCAGTACCATCGCTGTAAATTGCAATTCTGTTACTTACTGCACCGGCTCTATAACCTGTTGGAAGAACTGCGTTAATTTCTGCTACAATCTCTGTAACTGTTAGGTTTGTTGCAGAGAAAGTAATAAGTGTGTTTTCAACTTGGAAAGATGAACCTGCTGTTACTGCTGGGTTAGCGTTATCACCAGTAATTGTTGGCCAACTATCTCTCCATTCATCGCTACCTACTAGTACCCAATTTCCTGAGTTGTTTCTATAGTAAATTTTGACAACAGTTGTTGTTGCTACTACTGCATAGTCGCCAATTTGTCCAATTGACTCTAGTGGAGCATTTTCTGCATCACCGTTTTGTAGTTGCGCTGTGCTTGTGATAACGATAGGAGTTTTGGTTGTAAAGGATTGCCCGTTTGTGACTGTTACAGGACTATTATTCCATTCTTGGATACCAAAAGCTGTTGCATTAGTATCTAGCCAATATGTTCCTGGTGCAGGTGTGTTAGAAGGTGCAGTTGAAGATGCAACTAGTTTAGTTAAATCAATTCCTGCTCTAACAACATAACATCTATTACTAACACCTAGTAATGAGTATGCCGCTTGTAAACCGTATTCATTAAGTTCACTGCCGTTAATTGGATTATTGTTACTATCAACTTGAAATACTGGGTCGCCGAATGTTTCGACTAAATCTCTCTGTGATGTAAGCAAGTAAGGCTTGCCTACATTGGCTGCAAGTGTTCCCTGTGCAATGCCTGCTCCTGACGCATTTGCTTTATTTTCTGAACTTGCAACAAATACTACTGGTACTGTACCTGGTTCCGCCGGAGTATAAAAACTCTGGTCTGTTACGCTAACCTGTACACCTGGTGATGTTAATGCCATTTTATTTTCTCC